AGATGTCAACCAGTTGTGTGACAGTCCTCAAAGTGTCCTCAAAGCTTGCAAAATGTCTGAAAATGTATTAAAATAAAGTATACAACACAAAACAAATGGCATCAAAAAAATACACATACGAGATAGATGCTCTCAGTGCGGCTATAGATAAGATAGTCGTGCAAGGATCCAAGGTTCTCATCAATTTTTCAGGAAATGAAAAAAGTTATGAGTATGAATGGAAACCTGCAAACAAGACTCTTTTAGCCAAGCTGAACGGTTTTGTTGAAGATCCTACTTCTCTATCACTTGGAGCATTTTATAACAATTCACTGAAAAGTGGCGATTTAGTTCAAAAACCATTTAACTAGACAAAAGGTACAAAACATGGCAAAGTCATGGGATTACGGTAAAAAGAACAAAAGGGGTTCTTTTAGCCAAAAGAAGAAAGAACTCACAGAATATGAAGAACTTGAGAGTTCTGGCTTTCTTCAAGAAATCTCTAATAATAAGAGATTCAAGATCAAACAAGAGTATTTGGAGGATTAGTGTGGAAACTCTCATAAAAAAAGCAAAAGAGAAGAAAGATCTAAAATGGGAGGAAAGTGTAGATTTAGTACAATATCTACTAGACACAGAAAAACTGACAGAATATCCCGAATTCGAGAAACTCTGTCAGTATTATATCACAGAGGGACTATGCTACTACGTCCCCTCGTGACAGTTATATAATTGTCAATTCCTCTGGACGGAACGCTTTGCGATCGCCCCGATCCTCATTGGTTGTGATCCCTACCACGGAATTGATCTCAGGGAACATAGAGAGAACCCACCATGTGAATCCCTCTTCGTCCCTTACCTTGTCTGAGACAGCAAGAAGATTTCCCTTGCTGTCTGTGAGTGTGCTCAGCTGATTCATTTAATGGTCTCTCCAAATTAGTTTTTTCTCTTCGTTGGCGATATCGAAACAGATCTCGCACATACAATCGACGTTAGGAAATGCATCTCGCCAAAAGTAATTCTCTTCTATGGGTGCGTCCCAGTAATAATAGAGGTCTGGTTGATAGTCTGGACGTGTCTCGTAGGACTTATCCTCGACCCCACATTCGAGTAAGTGGGAATCGTCGTAATTCCCACATACATCACAATATGCCATTAGTGGTCACACCCCTTGTCTGTGTATGCGTCCTCATTCCAATGTTCGCCTTTGTCAAGGACACCTAGGTTAACAGCGATTGCGTCATAGCATTCCATAGCAGACCTACTCATGCGATTACATGTATAGTCCCACCCTAGGTCAGCGAAATCGTCATAGAGTTTTTTAACGTTAATCTTTTTAGTCATCAATTAAAATCCTCCTTTGTTCACGGTAGTAAAGTTCCTTGTCGATTGTGTCATGTGTTTCACAATCTGGGTCATCATTCTTAAGAATGAATTTGAGTTGATCATCGGACATGCCGATGATCTGAGAATGAGTTGGGTTTTTGATTGTTACATACTTGTTGCTCATGCTACCTCTACCTCTTGAATGTGTGCAAATGGATTGTAACCACCATCATAAATGTTGTTCATGATGTCTCTTACACGCTCTCTGTCGAGACTATCCCCGTCCCCCCATGTGTAAGTGTCGCAATCATAATGTGCGATTGCGTCTAGGTAAAGACATGTAGCGTAGGCAATTTGCTCTCTTGACCTACCTTGGTCATATAGACCGCCATAACCATAGAATGACTTACAGTATTCTATGAAATCGTTGAATGAACTATTCATTAGTTGACCCCCACTAAACGAGAGATGTCGTTCATGAAGTCATCATATTTGAACTGTGCAGATTGGTTAAGCATCTGCTGTCCGTACATAGGTAGATCGCCAGTATCAGTTGCTTCGGCAACTACTTCATCATAACACGCTTGGTAGATACCCTCTCGTGTTACGGGATAATCTGTAATGTCTACGTAAAGGAATTGCATAATCTGTTGAATGAATTTCGTTTGTACTCTTTTATTATAAAGGATAATATGCCCACTTAGGGGATAAGTGAGCATATTGAAACAATAGTTTACATTAGGTTTTTTTGAAATCGCATTTCATATAGTCTTGGATTTCGTCGATAACTTCACCGAAATGATCCCCCCAGTAATTCTCTGCTTCTTCTAGGAATTCATGCTCACCTTGTTTGTCAAAATAGGTGAATAGGTCATCTTGTACATATTCCGCTAAGTCCTCAGTGGTCATATTATCGACCATTCTTTCAGCAAGAAAGGATTTGAGTTCTAGTAGCAATTCACGATCCATAAGACCTCCACTGGATTTCGGTTAGTTTGTCGAGGATATTTTGAAATTCCTCGTTATATTGTCTCTCTAACCTAGCATCAACTAGGTTTATGAGAGTTTGCAATTCACCTTGAGAAAACTGATCCATTATAGGTAACCTGCCAGTTCACATCCTGGTTCATCATAGAACCAACTCATACTTAAATCGTCGAACTGCTCTCGAATCGCTGAACATATTTCCTCAGGTGGAGACCACGCTGTTTCAAAATTGACCTCGAATCCGTGTGGCATATCGCAATCGTCAATCTCTAAGGAATAGCAATCCCACTTAGTTCCCCAGTTTTGAACCCTCCAATTATACCATCTGTCATCTTGCCGACCAGTGGACGCAAAATGTAAACCTTTGCAAGGTTCGTCAGACATTACAGGCAGTTCACCTACATCCCCTCTAGGATCAGAAAATGAATACTCTTTTAATTCACTTTCCTTAAGGGGAATTTTAGTCCAGTCTGGTTCGGGTACAAAATGACCAAAAACAGTTTGGCGAGTCTCTGAGTCATCATTATTGTCGATCCCACTCATCCAGATTCTATGAAGTTTTAGGATCGCTGTTGAGTCATCACTATAAAAGGTGACTCTGTTGTGGCAATGATTCGGCATTATATACACACCTCATCAAATCTCTTGTTTGCTAATTCAATGTGCTGTTCCTCTGTCATGTATGGGAACTCAGCAACGACCTCATAGTATATTGACCAGAGGATTTCTTCGTGATGTAAAGTTGACATTAATTCTATCTCCTAGAGGGTGGATTAATTGGTTCATAGTCAAAAGGACTAGGTTCGCAGTATTTCTCACAAAGTGAGTCATATGCTTCTTGGGTGGATTCGTCGATCCAACCCATATCGTTAAAAAACGAGATCATGTCACCTAAGACGCATTCTTCGTCTTCGGTCATGGTGAGAGTTCTTAAAAACTCTTTATCGAAAGAAGTGTCTCTTGGCATATCTCTATTATACTCCCTCAGGGTGACATAGCGAGACAATGACATCATCTGTAACAATATTCACCTTGTCAACGTGGGTGAAATAAGAGTTGATGTGCTTGCTAGTTGTACGACTGTAATAAGTCTCTGTTTTGAAATGTCCCAAATCTGGGGTGAAACCTGCAACTGGGGTTTCATATGAAAAGAACAATGTAGTGCCATTGTTAAAACTGAGTTCGGTTTGGTTGCTACCGACTTGTCTAAGGATCATTGAAATGAATCTCTTTTGGTTTACCTTTCTATTATAGACTCACGGACTGCAAAATTTGCCATCTCTTGTGCCACTAATATTTCTGTCCATTCGGGGATGTGGATCAGGTGCCTATGCATTACAATTGAATCAGTTAACCAAAACTATGCAAACACACAGCATCACCCTTGGAATGAACATCTCAGATTCAGGCAAGGTAACGAATCAGATGTGGTTGCAATTTCTAGAAACTGAAGTTGTGACTCGTCTTGACTATGCCACTATCACCGACGCAATCGGGATATATAAAGGCAACGTTGAACAGAGTAAAATTATTTCAGTGACAGTTGACGAACGAACAACTGGATCCCTCAAAATCATTGAAAACCTCTTACAGGTCGGGCAAACCTACAAAACCCAATTCAGACAAGACTCGATCCTCTACCAAACAACAGAGGTCCCGACTCTCGAATTCGCATAAAGCAGAAGGTCTAAGGGTGGGACTGCTCACCCTCTTCCTTTACCTAGGATGGTGATCCGCGAAGCGGCCAGAATCTGAATCTCAGAATCTCGTATGGGTCTCAACATCGTATACATGCTATACGATAATGTAAATAATTGTTACAGATGTGCAAACCTCAACCCTACATGCTCTATAATAAGAGTGTACACAAAACAGGATTTCAATCTATGTTCAACAAAGATCTAACACCTTGCTACGATGGACGTGTTCTAATGAACAAAACCGCAATGCAAGATCCAGTAGTTAAGGCAACCCTTGACGCGATGGCAAAGAGAAATTTTGAACCTCAGAGATTGAATGCTTACGGGGTCTGGTACATATCAGACAGGCATTAATGCCTTGGGCGTACATCTCGACATGTGGAAGCATTACCACGCTAAGAAGTCCAATTGTTGTAAGTCCCAACCCTACGAGTCAGGCAAGCGTGAGCGACCCCAGTGGAAGATGCTCTTTAATTTGAAGCTCTGACTCCATTCTAACAGGCACTAAGTCCTAACACTGTACAGAGGGTGCCACTTTACAAACTGTCTACTGCATGATCACAGTAGGCAGTTTTTCTATTATAATAGAATCAATTAAGACTAAAGCATTAATGACTTTTCAACAATCACTCAATCTCACAGACACACCACGCAAAGAGTATAACGGTTGGTCTGACTGGACAACTTGGAACTGTGCCCTTTGGGTAGGTGGGGACGAGGGACTTTACAACATCGCTAGAGGTTGTGATTCATGGTTCGATTTTATCATAGAGATGCAAGACTTCGGCATGAATAAGACTCCAGATGGTGCAAAGTGGACTGAAGCAGACTATGATGAGATGCAGGAGATGCTTAGTGAATTATAAACTATTGTTACAACACCTCGTCAATACTATAGACGGGGTGTTCATCAATGCTATAATTAGAACATACAGCAATTCACTTGAACAAATGAACAAAACTACTTGGGCAGTTCAACCAACATACTGGGGCAACGAACTCAGATCATGGGCAGAGTACGCTACCACTTGGGAACAGATCGAAGATCTAGCACTAAGCATGGCAGAAGAAACAATGGAAGAAATGACCATTTATAAGGTCGGTTCTGTTTCATCTTTCAAATGGGCGACACGTGGGGGATTGGGTTAATACCCACCCCGTCGAATTATAAGTCGTCTAATTATTCACCTATTCTCACCTCATCTCATGACCCGTTTGATTATTCTTTCTTTGGCAATCTTTTGCATAGGACAAAACACATTCGCAAGAGTACAAATCAGCAATGCCCTTGAATTAACAAGTGATTTAATCCACCCCTACAAATAGGGGTTTTTTATTACCCCGTCGAATTATTAGGTCGGTCTATATATCGCTATATGCGGCCATAATTGGTCATATATAGCGATTGATTTTTTGGTATATACACACAGCATATAATATTATATACATGAGCATATATTATATACTATACACATATAATACACATATACTACCCCGTCAATAATACAGGGCGGGCTATATATGCCATATATACGCACATATAATATAATATACACAAATAATATTCGTGGTATATATGTGACACATATAATACTGGTACACATATATGCACACAGCATATAATATGCTATAATATACACATACACATATATACATGCCTTATGCAATCACTATCTAATGACACATATGAATCATTGATCAATGATCAATTCATTAAAGATCATTTCACAGTAATAACGTTTAATGAATATGGATCATTAGAAGAAGAGAGAGAGGATCGAGGCTATTGCCCTTGCTGTTGCTCACCACCAGAGGAGTAGGCAGTATGTCCCCCCCGTCCGTTTTTTCGGGGGTGCCCGTGCTTAACTTTTTGCAAAAGTCTAATCTATAAAGTCTTGCATGAGCGAGCGAGGAATCAAAAATATAATTTTCCAAAAAATTTCCCCCAGTAAAAAACTATGAAAACCTTTGATGTAGAAACAACAGTCACATATAAGACATGGGTGAGAATCTCAGCAGATGATGAATTCGCTGCTCAGAGACGTGTCAATGACATGGCATGGGATCTCACAGCAATCCAGTATCAGACCATGGAGAAAGCAGAAGCAACGGGAACCGTTAGAGATGTTCCAGATAACCAAGGACAGGCATGGGGTGAACTGCCATAAAGAAGATATATTCTGACAAGATATCTGACGTTTATTTGTTTGATAGAATCAACGAACCTAACCATCCCTCCGATGGTATGGTCAAAGCTGCCCTGAGAGACTTTCTTTGTAGAGTACCTCTGAGTTGCAAAGAACCTGTGAGAATGTATTGGAATAAATCAGACACTAGCACATATGCTGTAATTGCAGTAGGTTTCAAAGAGATCGGAGTGGATATAGAGTATATGAGAGAAAGAAGGTTTGAAGCAATTTCCAGAAGATACTTCCATGAGGATGAGATTACTGATGACAAGGAGATATTCTATGACCTATGGTGTCAGAAAGAAGCATACACCAAATGGAAGAAGGGGAAGATTGTAAACTATATGTCTCAGAAGATAGAGAAGGATATGATAGAACTTTATGACTTACCAGACAATATATTAGGGTATGTTACCTATTGACAATGTGTTGAGTTGCTGATATAATATATACTAGATACACCTATCCTTCTCAATAATGCGATACGTCTTGTACAACGAACACTTCGATCAAGTCGGAGTATACTCAAGTATCTACGATCTTCGTAAGTTTCTCTGTGATCGTAAGTATGAAATAGACTGTGATAAGGATATAGGCGATACGTTTGATTATATCAAGCATATCAAATGGCATTTTGATATTAAACAGAACTAAGGAGGATACATGTCAGGCGATTGTAAAGAACAACCGCATATCTACTATACTGAATATGGTAGAAAAACACTCGAAGAGTACTACGTGAATAGAATAGAATCACTCAACGAAGAAGTAGAAAGATTAAAAGGTATAGTCGATTACCTTGAAAGCAAAGTCAAAACTCATCATACGATCTTTACAAATTATGAACTCTCATTTATCAAACGAAGAACTTCTCGCTAGACTCACCAAACTCGAAGGTGCTGTGAGTAATCTGATGATGAGACGACCTGGTCATGAGGAATATGAGAAGCTCGTCGATGTTGTATGCGACCATGAGACACGGTTGCTGAGAGAGGAAGAAGAACTTCAGAAGTGCACAGAGACTGTTTCTGAGTTGTCTGAGTACGAGGATTGTAACTGGTAAAAAATCGCGAGTCCTAACAAAAGGGCAAAAATCGCGTCGTTGGTCTCTAAATAAATCTCATAGGAAGTACAAACCATGTTAGGACTGGAAGCACTAGAAGGAGAATTCGTTATCCGAGATAACGATGAAATCATAAGACTATCGAGGGTAAGGGATATACCTCCCTCTTTCGACCATCTGATTAAGTTCGCTCCTACCCCTCCAGAACCACCTCATACTGTAAACGATCATGTGGAGATGAGTAGATATGGCGAGTACTTGCAGGAGTTAATGACAAGAGAACGCAAATGAGTAAATACGAATTCGAGTACGATTCATGGTTTAGAGACGACATACCAAAGGCACAATATGGAAGTCTTCAGTGTTGGATAGAGAATGAGAAGACGAGACCATGGACGACCGCATACGATATGACCATTCATAGTATCATGTATAATATAGCAGTCAAGAACGGATTATTAACAGAAGCATATGGCAGTAACCATCACTCCTGATGGAACAGCAACGTTCCTTACGGATTTAACTAGACCTAACTTTGCAATGAACCAGACAGTGAGTGCTTCTTGTTCGGTTGCTTCACCTAATGTATGTAATGTAACCAATGTTACTGCATCAGTAGCTGGATCACAACCCGACCTAGTAATCACACCTGGCACTACAAGTGTGTCTATTGGGGGAAGTGTACAGGATCCATTTGTAGATAGTTTCACATACGTAAATAGGAATGCAGATAACAGTCTGAGTAGCAGTGTGACAGTTCAGAAAGTGGATAACATGCCCTCAGGAAAGGTAATGTATGATCTACAACAGGACGCTACACCGTACGTAACTGAGACCTTTACCGTAACTGTACAATGGGAGAGTGGTCCTGCAGGTAATCTGACTGCCCAGACACCAGCAGTGTTCACACTTGAATTAAAGATATATAATGAGTGGGAAGGCATACGTGCTTTCATATCTAACTATACTTTCGCATCTTGTTAACATGCCAGCAGTAACACGAGTAGGAGACGCAGATGTAGCCCATTGTTCTGGAATGTCCAGAGCACAGGGTAGTCCTAATGTCTTCGCTAATTGTATTCCTATTTCCAGAGCAGGGGATAAGAATACTGTACACCTATTACCAGGCTCACCGTGCCCTCCTCACAGTGCAGCCATAGGAAGTGGTAGTAGCACAGTCTTTGTAAATGGCAAAGGATGTGGTAGAGTAGGAGATGCAACATGTACAAGTGTTGCAGCAGGTTCACCAAACGTATTCGCAGGTTAAATTATGGCAACTAGATATGCAATGGGTCTTCCAACAATTGAAGCAACCCCAAAGAAAACAAGACAAGGTAGAGGACAACATACTAAGTATAGTGCTACCTCTCGTAACAAAGCAAGAAAGAGGTATCGTGGCCAAGGCAAATAGAATCGTAGATGGCAAAAGGAATGCCAATATACCCGTAGATATGTCTGATCACTTCTATGATCATGGCAATGAGTACTGCAGATATTTAATTACCGATCCTAGATCAGATAGGAAGGTAAAGAATGTTAAAAAAGAAGTATAAATATATCTGAAGGTAAACTTTGTCATATAAATGGCGATAAAATCGAAGTCGTTTAGAGACTTCTCGTTGACATTTGAAAAGAACGCAGTAACAAATGATGTTTTGTCACTGAAGAACGAAGCAGCCATAAAGGAATCTGTAAGAAATATCATATTGTATAATTTTTACGAGAAACCTTTTGATCCTATGTTCGGTGGTAATGTAATTGGACTATTATTTGAGAATGCTAGTCCCTCATTACAGACGGAGTTACAGGACAGAATTGCTGATACAATTAACATTTACGAACCAAGGGTAGTTCATTTAGAAACTAAAGTTAAATGGACAGAGGATCGTAACAATTTAGATGTATCAATCCGTTATGTAATCTTAGGTATACCTCCTACAGTAGATTCACTCGAGCTTGCATTGAAACCATAATGTCATTCCAACAGGTAAATGCCTTAGAATTCAACCAAATCAAGGCACAAATTAAAAATTATCTAAAATCACAAACACAGTTTAGCGATTATGACTTTGAAGGATCGTCTATGACGGTGCTTTTAGATACTCTTGCATATAATACTTACTATACAGCGGTCAATGCTAACCTTGCAGTCAATGAAGGGTTCCTAGAAACGGCAGTTTTACGTGAAAATGTTGTAAAACTAGCAAGAATGCTTGGTTATACACCTCGTTCTGCACGTTCTAGTAAGTGTACTGTTAATATTGCAGTACAAACACAGGTCACAACCAACGCACAAGGCGTAATTACCAAAGGATATCCATCTAGAATTACTTTACAGAAAGGATTGGTAGTTAATTTTACAGGTTTAGACAATAATAACTTCGTTTTTTCTATTGGACAAGACGTAATTCAGACTGTGGATAGTGGAACAGGAATTGCAACGTTCTCTAATATTGAATTATTTGAAGGAAATTTCCTCACAGACACATTTGTACGCAATACTTCTGAAAGGCAACGTTTTATTTTAACAAATGATAGAGCAGATACCTCTACTTTACGAGTTTTAGTCACTTCTGGAACTGTCACAGAGCGTTATTTGCAAGCAACAGACATTACGAAGATAGATTCTACATCAAAAGTCTTCTTTTTGGAGGAATCTGAGTATGGAAGACCAGAAATTATGTTCGGAGACGGTATTGTTGGTAGAGATTTGTCAAATGGAGACGTAGTAAGTGCTACTTACACCACTTCTAGTGGTACTGGAGCTAATGGATTGCTCCAATTTGAAAATATTGGAACATTTATCAACGATGAAGCTCAATCCGTGACTTCTGGCATCACAATTACGCTAGTTGAGCGTCCAGAAGGCGGTAAAGATGCAGAAACTACGGAAGCAATCAAGTTTGCAGCTCCAAAATTCTATTCTGCGTTCGGTAGAGCAGTATCAACACAGGATTATGAAGCAATTATTCCAAATATTTACCCAAATGTAGCTTCAATCGCTTGTTATGGTGGTGAAGAAGCGGAACCTCCTGAATTTGGTAAGGTATTTTTAGCAATTAAACCTAAAAATGCAGATAAATTATCACTTTCGGAGAAAACTGTTGTTTTGAAGAAACTTAGAGAGTATTCTGTAGCAGCAGTTCAACCTACAATCATTGATCCATCTATTTTATACATTGATATTGATAGTTTTGTGTATTATAACCCCAATATTACACGGAAAGAATCAGATGTGATCAAAAATTCCGTATTTGCTACCTTAGTTGCACTCAATACTGGATCTGAATTTAATAAATTTGGTGGAAAGTTCAAATATTCTAAGCTTCAAGGTATAATTGATAGTGCAGACGCTTCAATTACTTCAAATAT